ACGCCCCACCATTACCCGCAGCGGAACCTGAGGTAATTGATGTAGAATCAGATACAGAGGTAACTAAGATTGATGATAAAGGTAAATCTGAGGAGAGTTCTGATAAAGATACAGAAGAACTTGATATTACTGATTTAGTAAATTCACAAGAAAAAATAGAAACAAAACAAGATGAGTATTTCAAAAATTTATTCGATCATATTTCTAACTTGGAAAATAAGTTAAAAGAAATGGATTCTATTGTTAATAAATTAAATTCTATTGAGAATAAAATAGAAAAATATAGAGAAAAATCTCCTCAGGAAAAATTAGAACTTAGAACATATGATTCATATCCTTTTAATCAAAAGCTATCTGACTTCTTCCATGATAAAAAAGATGAAATGGAAAAAACAGGTAAAAGAGATTATGTTTTAACATCAGATGATGTTATAGATATTAGAGATAATGAGATTAAAGATAGTTTTGTTCCCCCACAAGAAGATGTTAAATTTTAATTATAAAGGTCACTTCGGTGACCTTTTTTATTTGACTACAATGAAAAAATCAACTATATTTGCATTGTAAATTTTTTTTTAACTTTTAATTATTAAACATGAGTAACACAGTAGACGCCGTATTGGCACAGTATGAGAAATCAAAAATCGGGGGCGGGGCCCAATCAAAAATGTCACAAGACGAAAGAATGAAAAAGTATTTCGCTTTGATCCTTTCTGATAAAGAAAATTCAGGACAAAGGAGAATTCGTATTCTACCAACACCTGATGGATCATCACCATTCAAAGAAGCATGGTATCATGAAATTCAAGTTGGTGGTAAATGGCAAAAGTTTTACGATCCGGGAAAAAATGACAATGAACGTTCACCTTTGAATGAAGTTTATGAAGAACTCATGTCAACAGGAAAAGAATCCGATAAAGAATTAGCAAAACAGTATAAGTCTCGTAAGTTTTATATTGTTAAAGTTATTGATAGAGACAATGAACAAGACGGACCAAAGTTTTGGAGGTTCAAACATAACTATAAGAATGAAGGTATATTAGATAAAATTATACCTATATGGAGAGCAAAAGGTGATGTCACCGATCCTGAAAAAGGTAGGGACTTGATAATCGAACTTACAAAGTCTAAGACCCCTAAGGGTAAAGAATATACAACAGTGTCAACAATCATGTATGATGATCCAACTCCTGTCCATGAGGATAAAAAACAATCTGATGAGTGGGTTAATGATGAATTAACATGGTTAGATGTTTATTCTAAAAAACCAGTTGAATATCTTGAAGCTATTGCTCGTGGAGAAACTCCAAGATGGGATAGTGAGAAAGGTGGATATGTTTATGGTAATGATGTAGAATCAACAACTTCTGTTGGTGGTGGAATCGTAGATCCGCAAGCGGATGAAGATTCAGATCCAGATCTTCCATTTTAATTATATTAAGTAGGGGTTTGAACCCCTACTTTTTTTTAAGTTTTTTCAGTATGAAACAACAAGATAAATTAGATCAACAACTAAAAAAAAACCCTAAGATTACCACTGAAATTTTAAGTGAATTACAAGATGTTCAGTTTTCATCAGGAAGAAAAGTAAATGTTGGTGATATCATTTTGAATGGGTTTATAAATTCAGATAGGGAGTTTATAATTTTACATATTGACGAAATCGGGGAAATTTATGAGGAAGATTATGAATATCCTGATCTTGAGTATCCAATTATAAGTTTGAAAAGAAAACAAAAATAAAATGGCAATAAAGAAAAATGAATTTAGTAGTATTAAGAAAAAGTTTTCTACTTCCGCAAAGTATAAACCACAAAGATTTTTTGATTTAGGTCCTGATTTTTTAGATGCGGTGGGTTTACCTGGTCCTGCGATTGGTCATATTAACATGTTTTTAGGACACTCAGATACAGGAAAAACAACTGCTGCTATTAAAGCGGCTGTAGATGCTCAGAAAAAAGAAATTCTACCGGTATTCATTATTACAGAACAGAAGTGGAGTTTTGAACATGCAAGGCTTATGGGATTTCAGTGTGATGAAGTAATTGATAAAGAAACTGGTGAAATGGATTGGGATGGATTTTTCTTATTTAATAATAATTTTAGTTATATTGAGCAAATTACTGACTATATCAATGAATTATTAGATGCTCAGGAGAAAGGTGACTTGAACTATAGTTTATGTTTTATTTGGGATTCTGTTGGTTCTGTACCTTGTAAAATGACTTATGAGGGTAAAGGTGGAAAACAACATAACGCATCTGTATTGTCTGATAAAATTGGTATGGGAATAAATCAAAGAATCTCAGGATCTAGAAAGGCCGATACTGAATATGAAAATACTCTTATTATCATCAATCAACCTTGGGTTGAATTACCTGACAATCCATTTGGGCAACCAAAAATTAAGGCTAAAGGTGGTGAGTCTGTTTGGTTAAACTCTTCATTGGTATTTTTATTTGGTAATCAAAAAGGGGCTGGAACAACAAAAATAACTGCAACTAAAGACAAAAGATCTGTTAAATTTGCGGTTAGGAGTAAGATATCTGTTATGAAAAACCATATAAATGGTTTAGGTTTTGATGATGGAAAAATAATTGTTACACCACATGGATTTTTAGCAGGCAAAGATTCTGCGGAAGAGAAAGTATCTATTGAGTCTTATAAAAAAGAATATGCTGAGTATTGGAAAGATATTATTGGAAGTGAGGGTGATTTCATACTGACAGAAGAAAAGGAAGATTAATTTATGAAATTACACTTAGGTTGTGGTGATAAACATATTGATGGGTATATTAATATAGATTGTAGATTCTTACCTACAGTAGATGAAGTTCAAGATGTAACAATATTAAGAAAATATAAAAATAATTCTATTAATGTTATTTACGCTTCTCATGTGTTGGAACATTTCAAAAGGTGGGATTATAAATATGTTTTGAACAGATGGTATGAACTTTTGGGTGAGGGTGGTATTTTAAGAATTGCAGTACCGGATTTTGAACAGATAGTTAACCATTATGTTAAACATAAAAATTTAAGAGAACTATCAGGTTTACTTTACGGTGGTCAAGATTATGAAAAAAATTTTCATCATTGGATATGGGATTTTCAAACATTGAAAGAAGACTTAATTGATGTAGGATTTCATTCTGTTTACAGATATGATTGGAGAAAAACAGAACATAATCAAATTGATGATTTCTCACAATCTTATTTACCTCATTTATGTAAAGACAATGGAATGTTAATGAGTTTGAATGTTGAAGCGATTAAATAAAAATCAGAATGAAAACATTATTAGTTGATGGGGATAATCTTTTCAAGATTGGTTTCCATGGTGCTAAAGATTTTTTTGTAGGAAACGATCATATTGGGGGAGTCTACCATTTTATCAATACTCTTAGGAGATTTTTAGAAGAACATAATCATGATAAAGTAATTGTATTTTGGGATGCGGAACATAATTCATCGGCTCGTAAGTCTATTTATCCCTCTTACAAAGCCAATAGAAGAAATTCTATGGATGAAGAACAATATTTTTCATATCTCCAACAAAAGATAAGAGTAAAACAATATCTAGAAGAGATATTTGTAAGACAAGCTGAAGTTATTAATAACGAAGCGGATGATTTAATATCTTATTATTGTAAGATTGCAATTGATGAACAGATTATTATCTTTTCATCCGATAAAGACCTTACGCAATTAATTTCAGAGAATATTACAATTTATTCTCCCACCAAAAGAGACTATTTTAGATTTAACGATAAAATAAAAATAGGTAATGTTGAGATACCCCATCAGAATGTGTTAACCTGTAAAGTTTTAACTGGTGACAAATCAGACAACATTGAAGGAATTCAAGGGTTGGGTGAAAAAACTTTAATCAAATTATTCCCTAAATTGCAGGAAAAATCATGCACTGTTGAAGAAATCTTGGATAATGCACGAGATATCAGGCAAGAGAAAACTTCAAAAGTTTTGGAAAATATTTTGACAGGTAAGTCAAAAAGCGGTATACTTGGAGAACAATTCTTCATTATAAATAAAAAAATTATTGATCTACAAAATCCACTAATTACAGAAGATGGTATTGAACTGATAAAACAAATCTATAAAGACACTATCGATCCAACAGACAGAGGATATAAAAATCTAATGAAGATGATGATAGAAGATGGAATGTTTAAGTATCTACCAAAAAACGATGATGAATGGGTTAATTTTTTGAAACCATTTATGAAACTTATTAGAAAAGAAAAAAGAAAAGTATAAAAGTTATGATTATAATTAAAAGCATGATTACGAGTTTCATTTCCGCATTGGGTGGGGCTTTCGTAGTTTATGGTGAAATAGATGATTCACCAGGATTGGGAGGTATTGGACTACTAATGATTGGTATGTCTTTTTATTTGAACTTAAAAAACAACAAAAATAAATAATATGAGAGAACAAGACACAACAAAGTTAGAATTTCTAATTACGTTGAACGAAAACATTGTAGTACAAAGATTTTTTAATGTTAGAGGGTTTAATCCTAAAGCGAAAAATTCCCTTGAGATCTATGAGTATGTTAAAGAGATTGTTGAAACACTTCACTATGATTTGAAGATGAAAACAGTGATCTATATGTTAGATAATAGAGAATCAATCATGCATGATCCTGCGGTTATGGAGACTTCTTTCACTGAAGGTCCTGAAGTTTTTAATCTAATTATTAGAAATGGAGAACAGACACTTTGTCATAGACAATTTGATGGAAAAAGATACCCGCCAAAAGTTCGTTATACGGTGGACGTAAGACCATATCTTAAAGAGATATTGAAAACTTTGACTGACATATTTTCAGACACAAAATTAAGTTTCGATTATCTTGGATATGAGTTGAGTAAGTAAGTATTTAATATTATAAGGGGGTTCGTTTTTAAGTTATGAGTAAGAATTTTGATTATTTAGGTAATACCTTTCAAATACAATTAATTAATCAAATAATAGAGGACAAAGATTTTGCATCATCTATAATGGATGTACTCGAAAGTTCCTATTTTGATAACAAATACTTCAAGATTATCACTCAAATGATTAAGGAGTATTACAAGAAATACGAATCTACACCATCATTTGATACTTTAGAACAAATTATAAAGTCTGAAGTGACACAAGAACTTGTAGCAAAAATTGTTCTTGATACTTTGAAGCAAATTAAGAGTGCGCCTTTTGAGGGTTCTACTTTTGTACAGGAAAAGGGTCTGAAGTTCTGTAAACAACAAGAACTTCAGAAGGCTATGGAAAGAGCTCAGAAGATTATTAATGAAGGGGATTTCGAGTCTTACGATAAAGTTGAAGGGTTAGTTAGGGATGCATTACAGGTAGGTATTTTGGATAAGGGACAATCAGATGTTTTTAGTGAATTAGAAACAGTACTTGATGAAGACTATCGACACCCAATCCCAATGGGGATTGCAGGAATAGATAATCTACTAAAAGGTGGATTGGCTAAAGGTGAGATAGGTGTTATCTTAGCACCTACTGGTGTAGGTAAAACAACTGTTTTAACTAAGATTGCAAATACCGCATTTAATTTGGGGTATAATGTACTTCAAATCTTTTTCGAAGACAATCCTAAAATTGTTCAGAGAAAACATTTCACAATCTGGACAGGAATTGAACCAGACAAATTAGTCTTACACAAAGAAGAGGTAATGGGTAAAATTCGTGAGATTCAGGAAACAATGAAAAATAAGTTGGTTCTTAAAAAAATGGCATCTGATACGATGACCATGAATCAAATTAAGAATCAAGTAAGAAAACTAATTGCTGACGGTACTAAAATTGATATGGTTTTATTAGATTATATCGATTGTGTTTTACCTGAACAAAGTTCTAAAGACGAATGGAAAGCGGAAGGATCTGTTATGAGAGCTTTTGAAGCCATGTGTCATGAACTTAATTTGGCTGGGTGGACAGCAACCCAAGGAAACAGAAGTTCAATTTCATCGGAAGTTGTAACAACTGATCAGATGGGAGGATCAATTAAGAAAGCTCAAGTGGGTCACGTTATTATTACAGTGGCAAAGACATTGCAGCAAAAAGAAATGAATTTAGCAACAATTGCAATCACAAAATCAAGACTAGGAAAAGATGGGGTTGTTTTTGAGAATTGTAAATTCAACAATGAACTTCTTGAAATAGATACAGAATCCTCAGTTACATTCTTAGGATTTGAAGAACAACAAGAAGAGAGGAAAAGGGATAGAGTTAAAGAGTTATTGGAAAAAAGAAAGCAAAGAGAAAACCAAAAAACATCAAACTAAATATCTACTTTTTACAGAAAAAACTTATTTTTTTTTATCTAAAAATGGGTTCGCTTAATAGCAACCATCATATTTATTAAAAAAATCGTTGATTTTTTTTGATAAAACTAAACAATATAAAAAATGGAAATTTCAAACAGAATTTTATCGGACATTACAG